AGCCAGTACGCGGCGAACGTCACCCTTCTCGCCCAGCAGAAAGGCTCGAAGCTGCGCGAGGCCGTCCGCCTCGAGCACGTCACCGGCAAGCAGGCCTTCTTCGACCAGATCGGCGCGACCGCGGCCCGGCGCCGCTCGTCGCGTCATGCCGACACACCGCGCATGGAAACGCCCCACGCGCGCCGGCGCTGCGCCATCGAGGATTTCGATTGGGCTGACCTGATCGATCGCGAGGACCGGCTGCGCCTGCTGATCGATCCGACCTCGACCTACGCCCGCAGCGCCGCCAATGCCATGGGCCGCGCGATTGACGAGATCATCGTCGATGCGATCCGCGGTACCGCTTTCACCGGCGAGAACGGCGCCACGCCCATGGCGCTGCCCGGCACGCAGAGAGTTCCGGCCGGCGGCACCGGCCTGACCGTGTCCAAGCTCATGTCGGCCAAGCGCACGCTCGATACCGCCGACATCGATGGCGAGGATCGCTTCATCGCCGTCACCTCGCGCCAGCTCGAGGACCTGCTGGGTTCGACGCTGGTGACATCGGCCGACTTCAACACCGTGCGCGCCCTCGTGCACGGCGAGCTGGAAACCTTTCTCGGCTTCCGCTTCCTGCGCGTCGACGGGCAGCGCATCGATGGCACGAAGATCCTGCCCTTCATCACCGGCAACGAGCGCGCGTGCCTCGCCTGGCAGCGCGACCAGGTCGTGCTGGGCATGGGAACCGAGCCCTCGGCCCGCATCACCGAACGTCCCGACAAGAACTACGCCACGCAGGTCTTCTACTCGATGTCCGCCGGCGCCGCCCGCATGCAGGAGACCGGCGTCGTCGAGATCGCCTGCGTCGAGTGACACCCCCAACAAGGAGCAACAATCCATGCCCAGGTACTATGGAAACTACACGGCGCCGCTTGGTGCCACGCCACCCGGCCTCGTCGATGGAAGCGTGCAGGCAGCTCGCGTGCGCGTCTACCGCGAGCGCGTCACCCTGGCCGCGCAGACGACGGCCGACACGATCGTTCTCGCCGTGCCGTCCGCCGGCGAGACCTTTCTCTGCGGCACGATCACATCCGATGTCTCGCTCGGCACCGCGCAAGTGGCGATCGGCACCGCCGCCGTTCCGGGTCGCTACAGGGCGCCCGCGGTGCACACCCTCATCGATACGCCGGTGAATTTCGGGCGCGTCGGCGCGCAGGCAAACAAGCTGGCGCAGGACGAGACGGTTCTTCTCTCGATCGCCGTCGCCTCCCTGCCGGCGGCAGGAACCCTCATGGTCGATCTCTACTTCGCCCAGACCTGAGGCACCACGACCAGCCTCCCGGTCCGGCAACGGGCCGGGAGGATTTTCCATCACGACACGAAGCAAGAAAGAGGAGCAAGGCCATGCCTGCCATCGCAGAATATTCGGAAGTCGCCATCTGCAACCTCGCGCTCGCCGAACTGGGCCGCAGCGTCGAGATCGTGGCGCTCGACGAACCCAGCCAGGCCGCGCGCGCCTGCGCCCGGCGCTACCCCTATGCCCGCGACGCTGTCCTGCGCAGCTTTGACTGGAACTTCGCAGCCCGCAGGGCAAGCCTGCCGGCACGCGCAACACCGCCCGCCTTCGGTGATGCCACCGTCTTTCCCTTGCCGGCGGATTGCCTTCTCGTGCGCAAGGTCCACGATGTCGCCGACGACGCCTGGGAGATCGAGGACCGCTCGCTTCTGGCCCGCGCGCCGGCACCCTTGCGCATCAGCTACACCGCCCGCATCGTCAATCCCGCGCTGTTCGACGTGCTGTTCACCGACGCGCTGGTGACGCGCCTGGCCGCGGACCTCGCCGTGCAGCTCGCCGACAGCCCCTCGCGCGCCAACAGCCTCTACCAGCTCCACCGCGAGAAGCTCGCCCACGCCCGCGCCCGCGACACCGACGAGGGCACCGCACCGCGCGCACCCCGCAGTTCCTGGCTCGACGCAAGGTTCGAGCCCGGCTTCGTGTCCCCTTGAGAAGGCAGCAGCAGATGCGCTTTGTTTCAAACCAGTTCTCCTTCACAGGCGGCGAGCTGTCGCCCCGCCTCTATGGCCGCTCCGACCTGCAGAAATATGCAAGCGGCGCCGAGCTCGTCTCCAATTTCATCGTCCGCCCGGAAGGGGGCCTGATGCGCCGCCACGGCACACGCTATGCCGGGCGCACGCGCGAGCCCGACCGCAGGAGCCGCCTCATTCCCTTCGTCTTCTCGACCGTGCAGGCCTACATGCTTGAATTCTCGCACCACGCCATGCGCGTCTGGAAGGATGGGGCGCAGGTCACCTGGCCGGCGCGACCCGTGATGAATGTGGCCCAGTCCAACCCCGCGCGCGTCACCTGCTTTGCCCACGGCCTCGTCGACGGGGACAGGGTCAGCCTTACCGGCATTCGCGGCATGAACGCACTCAACAACCGCGTCTTCACGGTCACCAATGCCGACGCCGACAGTTTCGGCCTGGCCGGCATCGATGCGACGGGCCTGCCGCCATGGACCAGTGGCGGCACGCTCGCCAGGCTCCTCGAGATCCCCACACCATGGCCCGAGGAAGACCTCGACACGATTGTCCACGCGCAATCGGCCGACGTGCTCTATCTCGCCCACCCAGGCCATCCACCCCATACGCTGACGCGCACGGGACACGATGCCTGGACGCTGGCTGCAATGGCGCTTGACCGCGGACCCTTTGCCCCGCAGAACCCCGATGACACGGTGCGCCTGATGTGCGAGGCCGCGTCCGGAACCGGGGCAGGGGCGCACGCGACGCTGCGCGCATCGGCGCCGCTCTTCACGCCCGCCCATGTCGGCAGCCTGATGCGCCTTCAGGAACTTCATCTCGCCGATCCCAATGTCAGCCCCTGGGCGCCCGGCGAGACGATCGGCACGACCCTGGGCCTTCAGGTCGCAAGCAACGGCAATGTCTACGCGCTCGTCGACGCCGGCAGCGGCAACCAGACAGGCACCGTCGCGCCGGCGCACACCGAGGGCGATGCCTGGGACAATCCGGTCGGCGCCGCCAACCGCAAGAAATGGCGCTACCTGCATGCCCGCTGGGCGATCCTGCGGCTTGATGCCTGGATCGACAGCAAGACCATGCGCGCCACCGCCCTGACCCATTTGCCGGCGGGCCTCGTCCCGGTGGCCCGTCCCATCGTTTCGCTCTCCAATGCCGCAGGCCTCTGTCGCGTGAACGTCCCCGGCCACGGCTTCGACGAGGGCGACCACGTCACCATCGAGGGCGCAGGTGCACAGGCTTCGGTCAATGGCGACTGGCGGATCGTCAACGTCACGCCGCAGGGCTTCGACCTCGCCAACGCGCCCCCGCCTTCAGCGCCGGCCAGTGGCGGCGCGGTTCGCCGCTTTGCCACCTGGGCCTGGGCCGAGGGCGCGTTCTCGGCGGCGCGCGGCTACCCGGCCTGCGTCGCGCTGCACGAGCAGCGCCTCGTCTTCGCCAACACGCGCGCGCAGCCCTTCGGCCTCTGGGCGTCGGCCTCGGCCGATTTCACCAACTTCCTTCCCGGCACGCGTGACGACGAGACGATTGCCTACAACATCGCTGCCAACCAGGCCGACCCGGTGCGGTGGCTGACCTCGGCCTCCGATCTTCTGATCGGCACGCTGTCCCAGGAATTCGCAGCCTTTGGCGGTGGACTGGGCGATCCCATCACTCCCTCCAACACGCGCATCGTGCCGCAATCGGGCGAGGGGGCAAGCGACGTGCAGCCCATCAAGGTGGGGCTCGAGACCCTGTTCGTGAACCGCGCCGGACGCCGGATCTTCGCGCTGGCCAGCCGCCCCGACGCCGGCGGCTACGTTGCAACCGACCTGACCGAACTGGCCGAGCACCTCACAAGGGCAAGCCCGGTCACGCGCCTGGCCTGGGCGCGCAATCCGCTGGCCGTCCTCTGGGTGCTGCGACAGGACGGACAGGTCCTCTCGCTCACCTATCGGCCCGAGCAACAGCTCTATGCCTGGGCGCGCCATGATTTCGGCGGCGTGGTCGAGAGCATCGCC